CGCTCTCTATGGGAAACTAGAGAAACTTTGGAATGCCTTCAAAGAGAACTATCTTGACCTAGCTAACAATACAGCAAACATGGATGAGTTTGTTGAGTGGTTGTATACCAGAGATGATGGTAGATGGAAAGATGGAGGGAGTGAACAATCTGAAATAGAGCAAATAGTTGATAGTGAAAATTTCAACACCAAACTTGATCCACTGGTTAAAGTTATTTTTGACTCTATCTTTGAGGTTATTGACAATAAGAGGAGGATCAAAGATAGCTGGAGATTTCAAAGAGTTTTTAAAGATGGCCATAGGGGTGTGTTAACTAGGAATGATATTAAAAACTCTCAGTTTTCCTACAAAGAAGGGGAAAATAAAACAGAGGTTTTGAAGGGCAAAACTGTTATCTTCACCATCCCTTGGGATCACTCCCGCAATCTTAGTCAGGCCTCCGCAAGAATGGTGGCAACTAACATAAGAGATATGTTTATCCTCACTGAGATTAAAAACCCTCTTGTTAAGAACCCAAAAGTTACCAACCAATCTATTCTTTTAGATAATGTTAGAAGAGAACAAGCTAAGCATTATGCAAATCTGTATGGTATGTCTGAGAAGCAGGCTTATCTAGATCTTTATGGTGGCAAAGGGAGTGCGTTCTCTCATATGCAGCCCGGCATCAAAGGGACTCCTACTCTATCTGAGGAAGAGATTAAGAAGTTTGTACACTATGAACTATTGCCCGGAGAACTCAGGGGAATCATTGATAACATGATGGAGCCTCCAGTAAGCTCTGACGACACAACAGTTGAGGAGCTTAGCAAAGTTGAGGAGCCTATAAAAGATGTTCCAGTAAATAGCTTTGTGGGGAAACACATAGATGGAACAATGCAATCTGTTGAGCGGGTAGATAGTTTGAAGGGCATAATAACTTTTGAAGATTTCCAAGATAAGGTTATCTTCTACCTGGATGTTGAAAATAAAGATTATACAGAACTCTCACATGAGGGGAGAAACATAGTTAATGGTGTAATCGAAGATGTCTGGCAAACCCGAACTGGGGAGGCTCTATCTAAGGGTGTGCATAACAAGATTGTACAGCAAGACCAGGTTTTGGAACTCCGTAGAGTTGGGATAGATACAACTATGGAGGAGATTGAACTGGTGCGGATGGCCCAAGATAGGGACACTCCACAAAGTGATGACTGGATTGTTTCTTTTGATGAAGCACAGAAGCTTGGGATACCTATCTTAGATGATTATATCGATCCCCTTGATGGGCGCCACAAAGCTGTTATATCCTCCAACAAAGGGACATGGCATCTATCTGGGAAGGGTGATATAGGTGGTGGGAAAATCCCAGATAAGTGGAACACAGGGAGAGTTGTGCAACTCTATGAAGTATGGGATGACCCGCAACTTTTTAAGATCTATCCATCTTTGCGGTCAGTCAAGGTAGATTTTTATATCAACAATAAAGAGAAGAACGATGGTGGCTGGTCTGACTGGGGAGAGAAAAGGATAGCCATCAATGTAGGGAGATCTTCTCATACTTGTGAGAGGTCCATAGTTCATGAGATCCAGCATCAGATTCAGGGGATAGAAAACTTTGCGGGAGGATCATCTCCTGAGGCTATGGCAAACCTGAAGGATCATAGAAAGTTTGTTGTTGAGGAAGCAGATTATCTCTTGGGAGTTTTGGAAAATCTACAGAAGAGGTTAGATAGACGTAGCTTGGCGGAGGAAGCAAAGATTACTGAGGCCATGCCAGATAGTGATCCTGCCAAGAACTATGTTATCACTGCCATTAATCTTGTGCAGAGCGAAGGATCTGTGGAGAACGCTATAGATTTGCAGCGTAAAGAACTTTTAGGGGCATCCAAAAGCTATGCGGCTATCAAAGATCTTGATCCAGTACAAGCTTATTTGCAGGTTGGCGGGGAAGATGAGAGTCGGCGTGTAGGTGAGATGCACTTCCTCTCTGATGAAGCTGTCCGCAGGACTTTGCTGCAAAATAAACTGAGGGCATATACAGACCTTCCGATGGGTACAAAAAGAATCTGGGCTGATGCAAGATCTGGGAAGATTAACCTATCTATTTTGAATGTCCCAGAGAGTTTTGTAAATGATGATCTTATTTATGCAGCCTTTGAAGGTGTCTATGCAGACGATCTCCAGGTGAGGATTAAAAAAGCTGCGAAGCGTCCTAAGAGAGTTAGACAAACAACTGGGCCGTATGCAGAGGAGATCTATAGTGCACCAAAAGCTAGGAAGCCCCGCAAAGTTAAAGTAAAACTCCCAGCTGATATTGAGAAGAAGAGGGAGAGTGAGGCAGCTTTTATTACTAACATGAATACTATTAAGCAGGCCGCAGAGAGGAGAGGGATTGCTCTATCTGAGATGCTGGAGAAAGTTGGGCTTGAGCCAAAATATATTAGGCGCTCAATAAGTAGATATCATAATCTCCTGAGTAAGTTTAGCCAGAATGAAATCATCATCAGACTGGCTGAGGTTTCCGGGCTGATTAATGAAAACACTGGGAGGGAAGGCTTAGTTAGTTTGATCAAAACTATGTTTCCTTCCACAGAGAGCTATGAAGCAGACTCTGAGGGGAAGCAAAAGAAAGTTGTCTATGAAGGATCTGATGGGACTCTGCAAAGCTTGACTAGCATAGCAAAAGATAAAATCATTAACCAACTTCAGGTAATCATCCAAGCTAGAGATGGTAAAACCTATGATGTTGATTCTGAACTTACGCTAGCTGAACTCTCTGGGGAGTTTAAACAAAGCTATGATAGACAATCTCTTTTGAAGAAAGCTATAGGAGTTATTGCACATGTCCAGAGCTCTGCGTCTGACTTCCTTGCTACAACCCAACCTGGGAGGCAACTTTCCTATCTCCTGCGGAGATTCCTCCTCACTAGGACTATCATGCAGAGGGATTATCTGATCAAGCTTGAGAAGTTTGGTAAGGAGTTTACTACACCAAAAGATCTTGATGATCTCTACAAAGCTTTGATTGGGGAGAAGGAAGCGACGGAAAAAGAGAGGGGATTCCTCGCTCTTGCTAAGACCATCAATAGGGTGTATGGGACTGAGATGGAGAGCCTCGGAGTTAAGGTGTATAAAAAAGATGGAACATTTACTTTCTTTAGATATAACAAAGATATGAGCGATACATACTTTCCTCATATGTGGGAGCCTGATGCATTTAGGAATCCATCTGAGGGAATGATTCAATCTGTGCTGGATTCTGGAGAAGCTAGCGATAGAGCCAGAGCTAAGAAGCTTATTCAGAGTATGGGGAAAGATAGAATTAGAGCGCAGAAATATGCTAATATTGAAATGGAAAGGGAGACAGATCTAGGAGGTTTTATCACAAATCCTATCAAAGTTTATTCTCTCTATATCCAACAAGCTAGTAGACGCCTAGCAGCTTTGAAAACTTTCGGAACTGAACCTGAGGTCACTCTTTCTCAGTTCGCCATAAGGCACTTTAAAGATAGCAAAGATATGGATGGCTTCACGAAAGCTAGAGATCTGATCAACAGAGTGCTGGGCAATCGAGTAGATGATGTGCTCTTCAAAGAACATAGGACTGCCTTAACCTATGGAACACTCTGGTCAGTTGGTCTGCTCCTCCAGCATGCTTTTATTGTGCAGCCTGGAGTTATAACAAACATGGGAGGTGTTGCGGGCTATAAGAATCTTGTGCAAGGTTTATCTAAAGTTCTCCCAGCTCTTTGGAATAACGAAAGTGGGAGGAACAATGTAAGATGGGCGCAGCTCTCCGGTGTGTTGGCGTTCACAGTTAACAGAGAGTTAAACGATATTATCATGGAAGATCAGGCGCAGATTAGAACTGATATGATCTTTCGATCTTTTAAGATTACCCAAATCGATGCCAGTATGCGTATAGTTGGAGCAATCACCGGGAAGATCTATGCAACAGACCTGGCTCTGCGATATATGCAGAAGAGGGATGCAAAGAGCTATGGGAAGTTGAAAAGACTTGGCATCACTCCCGAGAAGTTGCACGATCCAAACTATATTAAATCCCTAACTTGGTTGAAAGAAGATCTGAGGTTGGCGGCTCTAGCTTTTACAGAGGATACAAACTTTGTAATGAATCCCATGAGGACGCCGTCTATCATAGTTGGCCACCCTCTTGCAAGGATGCTTATGCTCTTTAAGAACTTTGCGTTCCAACAGCATAGATTGATAATGAGTCTTATTAGGGATAAAAACTGGACTGTGTTGGCTAAGGTTCTTGTGGGATCTCTCATAAGTGGGCAGGTTCTCAATCTTATCAAGATGCTCCTGAATGGAGATGACCCAAGAAAGGTGCTTGAAAGAGATGGATTGGTCAGGACAGCTTGGAGAGGATTCATGGCAGGTGGTGGAGCCGGAATCTTTGCAGAAGCCATAGGGGCGGCAGTGCTTCCAGGTGGTGGTAGAACAACAGGCATGAAGCTAGACAGCCCTGTGTTTGGACTCTTAGAGACAATGGGCAGAGGAGCTAAGTCACAATGGGATATAGCGATTGGGGACGGAACAGATCAAGATTGGAACAACATCCATAGAGCGTACACTATGGCGCTTCAAGCTGTTCTGATTACTGCTGTCCCAGATAAGATTGGCATACCTGTTAATACAGCGGTAGGTTTGACAAGGCCTCTCCTTGAGAGGGCTATCAATCCTTCTGATAGGATGAAAGAGAGTAGTTATCTTCAGTAGGTTGGGAAAGAAAGGGAGAGATCTTTTATAGGTCTCTCCCGTTTTTCAAACTTTGACATTGAAATTTTCAATATTATCTATGTTCGTATCTCTCAGATAGGAGAGCTCTCAATAGGAGGAGATAATTAAGCTCATCTCCAATCTTCTCTTCCCAGATAGCCATAGAGTGGTGCTGCCCCCTCTCGAGGTCTTGGATAAGATCTACAATAGATATAGAATGTTTTGTCTCCATACCAAGAAGGGCACTCTCTGGAGTTGATCCCAACCTCCCAGAGGCTTTCTTAAAATTAGAGAGTTTATCTCCCCCTCTCGCATATTCTGCATTCTTTCCGATCAATACAGATCTGCAGAGAGCAACTCTGGCTTCAAAAACTTTCTCAAATTCCTCATGCGTCATAGCTATCTCTCCTTTGTTGCAAATCTCCGGTAGTTGGCTGTACGGAGGATGTTGATTATATGTTCGTATGCAATATCATAAGCTTCTACTGTGTAGATGCTGGGATCCTCACGTAACCTTTGGCAGTCAAATCCAACTAAGTTACATATACGTGGCTTGAATGTCTTGTAAAACTCAGCCAACCTCTGAGATGCTTTTACGCGCTTTGCGCAATGCAGTGCATCTTTGTGGAGCTCCAGTAGTTTGGGCTCTTTGCAAGCTAATGCTGTAAAGTTATCTAAACGCTTCTGGCTCTTTCCCATGTTAATCTCCTCCTATGAATTTATAAATCCACTCTCCCCGCTCTGCAATGTAGGTCATTGTGATAACTCTGCGGGCACTTAAAGTTTTTGCAACCAGCTCCAGGGTGTATTGATCTAAATCTAAGTCGAACTTATTCAAGATGTCTGACTGACTGGCTTGCTTTACCTTCTTCAGGAACTCATAGATCTGAGCTGTCATCTCACTATACCTGGCTCTGCCAAGCCCAAGAAAGGCTCGTGGCATCTTAGGTTCGACAGACTCCAATAGAGTTAATGCTCTCTGAAAATCTTGGGCTGTTATCAACCTAGATGATGATCTCGAAGCACTGACTAGGATAGAAAGTTTGAGAACATGTATAGCTCTGCGCTCACAATAGCCGGCAAAGTGTGGATCTTTTATGGCCGGACTCTTGCTTTGTTGTTCATACCAAGGTTTGTAGAGAGTCATAGCTTCTTCTGTGAAGGTCATAGATCCTGCCATATTATAGATAATCTCAAGGTCATGGATAAGATCTGGACGCATCCTTAAGATATCTTCTGGTATCGTAGGATCTGCGATAACCTGCTTCTTAGCGTCCTCCACAACAAAGATTACCCGACTGGTAAAGCCTCCGCCGAACGCTTCTTGCGGGAGAATACTCCTAAGCCAGTCTGGTGCAGTTGCACCTAAGATGTTAACACAAACTCCGACCAGCTTATCAGTTCCTGAACCTTTCGTTCTGTATGTCCACTGATCTGATGCATCAAACCAATCTGTTAGGTCGGCTAAAAACTTAATGTTCTGCTGGCCAAGAAAGACTGATAGCTCCTCTGAGAGAACTGTAACAGAGCTATGAAATTTAAGTATGCCATCATCTGGATCTGTGTAGGTGTTAATCCCTTCCTTCATATCCCTAATAAGAGCCTCTCTTGTTGTACTTTCGGAGGCCAACAAAACTCCATTGATTTCCTGCAGGAGATCTTTGCCAATGTTCATAGCTGTACCTTTCCTACAGCCGGACGGTCCAATCAGGACTGTGTATATATTAGGGTAGAGGGTTTTAAAGCCCCACTGTAGAGACACCTTTCTTTGCAGCGCCGCAGCTATTACAGACAAGCAGGTCCATATATGATAGTTTTGCGGCGGCTCACTCTTTGCACTATACTTAAGATAGGCTGATAGAAAGTCAGGAAATTTACGTTGCATCTTTATTCCTCACTTTCACTTTGATTATTTTCGTCCTCCATTTCTTCGTCATCGATCTCGGTATCGATATCTATCTTTGTGGGTGCCGGTGTGAGTTTGTTTGCGATAACAGATCTGAGTTGTGCAACCATATCTGATTCATCTGCATAGAGATCTATGTTAAAAAGATCTTTACAATTAAATCCTATTTTGCAATCTGTCTTGATAATAAACTCCCTCCCATTGACAGTTAACTTAGGATCCATATTTTTCTGGATCTGCTTTATGGTCTTCGCAAGATTGTCAATCTGCTCAATAGGATACTGAAAAACCATACTGTCGTGGACCTGATTCAGGAGGTCCCAATCCCTAAGGAAAGAGAACTCTTCTTGATCTTGCTGGTAATAAGTCTCTATGATAGCGTAATTTAGAAGCTGACCTACCGTAGACTGTGGGATATACGAATAGGCGGCTTTGAAAAGATCTTCGTTCCACCTATTCAAGAAGCGTCTCTTTCTCCCGAAGAGGTTCTCCAAAGTTCTATCCCTCCCCAGCTTTGTTATAATATGCTGATGCCAGATTGCAAGACCTGGGTATGCGTTATGATAGAGGGCGTGGCACTGCTTAGCATATTTAAGCTCCAGATCATATTGAATTGCAAAGCCTTGTGGAGATAGCCCGTAATTGAAACTGTGGTTACTTCGTTTTCCTGCCTGCCTACAGGACATATTCGGAAGAGCGTTTCGGTAATTGAGGATCTCAGGGACATGCTTCTTCCTTTGGTCTAGGATCCAATCTTCATCGGTCGAAGTCTCTATGGCTTCATGCTCCCGAGAGATTAACTCCTTAGGAATGCCGAACATCAGATTAGCTGTGTGTATATGAGCATCTATGTTGTTAACACAAGCTTCAATCATCCTCCCGTCGCCTGAGATATAAGCTGTTGCAACCCATTCCGCTTGGGCTTTATCCATCTCAATGATAACACACCCTGGGTCTGCGATTAAAAACTTTTTGAAACTCTTAGGGAGGTTTTGTAAGTTAGTCCCGGTGCCAAAGATAGTTCTTGAAGAAGACAATCTTCCAGTGGCTGTCCCAGCTATGCTGAAAGAACACCGAAGACGTTTATCTGTATCATAGTTTACCTCTAAATAAGTCCCTATGAGCTTTCTAAACTTCCTAATCTGTGTAACAATTTTGGCCTCCTCAGAGCTGTAGAGGCGGACCAATCTTTTCATAGCCTTATCATCTGTTGAGATTGTCTCCTTGCGAAGGCCAGTCTTAGGGTCTTTGGTTTTCTTAGTCTGGGGTTTATAGCCCAGAGTTTCGTAGAAAAACTTCTTGCATTGGAGCGGAGAACTTACATTGAGAGCAAAGCCTGCTTTACTGTTCAACCTTGTTTGCAACTCATCTCGAGTTTTGCGGGCCTCAGACCTGTGTTCTGCCAATGCAGCTTCGTTTACCAATATACCTCTGGCCATCATATAAAGGATTGGCCGGAGTAACTTTCTGTTGAACTCATAAGTCTCTGTGTTCTTAAACTTTTCAAGCTCCCTAGTTATTGGTATATCAGCTTCGAAACAGACAACAGAGTCTTTGGCATTGTAAAGGTAGAACTGATCGATAGATCCTGTGCCGCCCTTCAGATCATTGAACCAAGTCTTTCCTTCGTCTTTATAATAAGGTTCTTTTGTATAAAGAGATGTTATGAAACCCAGGTTTTTTGGAAAGTCAGGGTAGTTTAGATTATGCTTTATCATTGTATCAGAGATGTAGCCTTTGGTATTGATTTTGTTTTTTGCCCAGAGAAAGGAGATATCAAACAAGCCATTTTGAAACTTCTTCTCTATGGTTTCATCCTCTAAGATAGATCCAATCATAAGCCAGAGTTCCATCTCCTCTTGCATTGTCCACCGAGTGTCGAATGGTATAGACATGCAGAGATCTGCAGATATTGCAAAACTAATGCAGCTTACTTCGAGATTATAAACTTCGATATCAACTGCAACTTTTGGGGCCTCCCTAACTTTTTGGAGATAAGCCAGAGATTCTGCGAAAGTTGGCTGGACTAAGAGAGTTCTCGTAAGAGGGGCTATCTCTTTAGATATGCTCTCCTCCCTAGCTCTTTTTAGATCAAAGGAGATGAAATATCGGGCGAGATATTGCCGCATAGCTGTGCGAGGATCAATAGTTGGGATGCATTTCACATTGTTGAAGAAAGAGATAGATTCTAAAATAGACCCTCTCCATTTTGTAATCCCCTTCTTACCGGTCAACGCAGAGAGGGCGGCATCCCCCAGAGGGATATAGACATTAGCAGATGCCTTCTCCATAGCTTCTGCGAGCCTCCCAAAGTTGGCTGTTGCCTTACTTGTGAAGCCACTCTTAGGTGTCCAGTAGCTCGTAAAAGATGGGGCAGTGCAACCTTCTGGGATTAGAAACAGAAGGGAGGTCTCAGTCATAGTTAGACCGGCATGCCCTAGGCACTGCGCCAGAGTTGAACCTGCACTATCACTGAAACCTTGATGAGTCTGGATGTCAGCCATCGAAGGGTAGTCTGCAATAAAGCAGATTAAAGCCCCCGGCCTTATTATGTTTATATCAGATTTTGTGTTTATCTCTAAGAAGGCCATACTCAACAATCTCCTCTCTGTCCAACTCTATGACATCGAAACCAAGATTCTTTGCATACACTCTTCTTATCTGAATCTCCTCTGTTCGGCGCTCTATCAGAGGATATTCGATCTTATAACTTTCTGGCGACAAGCAGAAGATTTGCCGGATCGAAGTTGTTTGGTGTATAAAAGAGATACATTGTCTGCATGGAATCTCAGACCAGATACACAAAGATCTTGCAAGTCTATTCGCCTTTTCTGCCAGCAAAGTTAAGCAAGCCCGCACCTCTGCATGGATAGCAGGGCAAGATTCTCGCATACAAACAGTGCAGGGTTCAGATGCAGCGTTGAAGCCCCAAACAGATTCGTCACCTGCCACATCTATGCAGACTCCTACCTTTCTTTTGAGACACACAGAGTAGGTGGAAGCCTCCCTAGCTTGGAGCATATGATTAAAGTTTTCTGTTATCATTTAAAGGTCTCCTCTACTTTCAGAAGGAAGCGTTTCTTAACTTCATTGTTCAAATCAAAACCTCTAGCTTTCCGGCCAGTTTTGAGGCAAGCCATAAGATCTACGCCAGACCCAAGAAAGGGTGATAAAACCTCTCCATGTGCTGGGCAGAAGGTTTCAATAACCTCTGTCATGAGATCGATAGGTTTTTCAGTAGGGTGAATCTTTCTTTCCGGTCCCAGTTTGTTAAACGCAAAGACATTGGATCGGCCTCTCTTGTTTAGGATAGGCTTTCCTTTGCGGCAAATAAAGAAAGCTTCATAGTTCTTACCCAAGAGGACTTCCGGCTGCAAAGTTTGTGCGGCTCCCATAGCATACCAGATGCCCGGAACTATATCTACCTTCCATCCTTGAGCTGTTAAAATCTCGTAGAGGGGTTGAAAGTGTTGGATACCAAACCAGAAAGTCATGAAAGCATTATCTACGATGCGGTAACACTCTTTTGCTATAACCTCACAGTTTCTAAGATAAACCTCAGCTGACCATTCTTGGTAATCTCTTTCGACAGTCTGAGTTTGTTCATTACCTTTCTTTACACTGTTTAGATCTATTCCGTAGGGCGGATCACAGTTTATGAAACTATAGTTATAAGATGGATGATTGGTGAGGTTGATCAATGCATCCCCTATGATGAAACTCTGATCAGCGGTTTTGAACTTATCAGATGTTGTATGTGGCTCATCTGTCTTGCGCCGCATAAGTTCATTGACGATTAACTTTTCTTGGATCTGCTTCATCTTCTTGCGGGCATCATCCTTAGTTTTACAGTCCGCCAACTCTGGGATAGTCTGCATAGCTTGAGCAAGCCCGACATCGAGTGAGAAGTTAGAAGGACTGTCTCCAACCATCTTTGCTACATCCGCCTGGCTTACTCCGCTCTGATTCCTTCCGATAGCTTTAACTCCGTGGATGCTCTGCTTTAGGCTGAGGATTTCATTCTTGAGATTGACCTCCTCTTGCCAGGTGAAGTCAGTTCTTTGTATATTCTCCTCCAGTTCCATCTCCCTAAGTTGGATCATAGAGATATCTTGTTTCCGAATAACTGGGATTGTTGCCCAACCTATCCTACGGGCAGCCTCAAGGCGGCGACCACCAGTTACTAGATTGTTATCCTGGTCGATGACTGGAAACTGGATAAGTCCATGTTCTTGGATAGACAGACAAAGTTCTTCCATCTTCCGATAGTCTACACGGAACCTCTCTCCGATGGTAATGCTATCTATGTTTAAGGTTTCATAAGTTTCGTTAGACATCAAAGGCCTCCCATGAGTTTAGCAAGCTGCGCTGGATTAAGTTTTGAGAGAAGTTTAGAAAGTTCATCCTGTTTAACTTTGTTGGACTTCTCTTTCTTTGCGATAACATTCTCAGATGTTCGGTTGTGCCGGATAGATCGGAGCAGCTCCTCTAGATCAGTGGTTGACATAGCTGTGAGAGATTCCTGCAGGTCTTCGAGTTTCATAGATTTCCTCCATCTCTTTGTGTAGCCTTCAGAGATCTTTCGAAATCCTCCAGAGGATTGTAGTTTCCTGAGATCAGAAGCGATATAGTATTATAGCCGTCTTTCTTCATTTTAATGATAACCAGCTCGAGAACCTTTCGGATCATAGCTGATTGTGTCCCCCAAGGGAAGAGTGTCTGAAGATCTTTACGCATCTCTTCCGATATGGGTACTGATATCCTGTAAGAATAGTCCATACTTTTACCTTTCTATAAGTTTGATATTGAAAATTTCAATGTTATCTTGGTTCTTTTTCCTGGCTTTTTGCGAGACATCAATCTCTGTGACCTTCCCGCAAGTTTCACACTCTGATCTGAGGATGTTATCGAAACCTATTTCTTGATACATAACTCTGTTGCAACAGCAAAAAGATAGCATACTCTCTCCTTTCTCTACCTGTCAAAGATAGGTTGTCTTTACACCTTTTTCTGTCTCAACCCTTCTGCTGAGATAATAAGAGGTTTGCCTGGCAAGATCTGTGAGAGGCTTCCTTCTGAGATAGTTAGAGCAGTTTCTACAGCAACACCTCTTTGCGTTCCAAACCTCAGTTGAGATGCCTTTCCCTCTTTGGAATGCTGCACCACAGATGATGCAGGTTTTCTCAATTGTTTGCCAGTTCATTGATCTTCCCCCTTTTGCCATAGATTTCCGATGTGCTATCCACGCCTCGTGTAATTTCTTAATCCTTGCTTCGGTAGCGTTAGGTAGAGCAAGAAATGGTGCGGTGTCAAACAACTCATTGCTTTGTAGTGCTTTTCCTAGTTTGTTTATTAAATCATGGTCTAGGTCGCATCTATTAACATTCGTTGGCTTACCAAACATATAAACTGGAGCTTCTTTTAATCCAAAGTAGCCACTATGATACGAACCAATATTCCAGCTACCTACATTCCAGTGACCTATATTTTGATTGCCTGCATTCCAATGGCCTATATTTTTGTAGCCTGTATTACTGTCACCTGTATTACTATTGCCTGTATTTTTGTTACCTGCATTCCAGTGCCCTATATTCTTGTTGCCTATATTCCAGCTACCTGTATTTTTATCACCTGTGTTCCAGTGGCCTGTATTTTTGTTACCTATATTACTGTCGCCTTTGTCTTTACTAATCAGAATCTCTTCATATAGTTCAATCTCTTCACACACCAGCTTGTAACTCGCCCCTGGCTGGACGTCTTGGACAAGTACACCGTAGGCTCTAACTTTAAATATCCTACCCCATCATAGTAATTCCACACACCTGATTGGTATTTACAAAAGTGAAATCCATTTTTGCAATGTTCTAATGGATCATCATTAAGTAGTTTCACTCTTTTACCTACTTCAAATCTAACCCCTCGGCAAGTCATATCTTCGTTGCATATTTTGTATCCTTCTATGGGGCCAGCTATTAGGTTTTGTTGTTTTCTGTTCATTGTTCTGCTCCTTATATTATATTAGTATGCAAGCCTGTTATTTGTATAATCAACTGATAATGCAGCACATCTTTCCAGTGCAACCATACTCTCAATGAATGGTATTATAGCTTTATAATCACTCCTATCTGTCCTAGCAAATAATTCCTCTAATGTTCCACTAAAGCACCCTGTTTTTATTATAGTCTTCTTGTCTGTAATGAATACTTGTAGGTAATCATTTCGAGATCCTATTGGGCCTGTAGCAAAATACTTTAGTAGAGCCTCATCTCCATATTTTGCATCTCTAAGGTCTGCATCTCTAAGATCTGCTCTACTAAGGTCTACATAGCTAAGATCTGCATATCTGAGATTTGCCCCATTAAGGTCTACCCCATTAAGATCTGCACCTCTAAGATCTGCCCTACTAAGGTCTACATATCTAAGGTTTGCATATCTAAGATCTACACTACTAAGGTTTGCGATTCTAAGGTTTGCTCTGCTGAGGTTTGCACCTCTAAGGTCCGCATATCTAAGGTCTACATATCTAAGATCTGCGTCTCTAAGATCTGCACCTCTAAGATCTGCCCCGCTAAGATCTACATCTCTAAGGTCCGCACTACTAAGATCTGCATCACTAAGGTTTGCTCTACTAAGGTTTACACTACTAAGATCTGCCCCGCTAAGATTGACCTTATTATTTTGAGCCGCTTCTTTGGTTGTGTCTCCCGTTGCAATAACTTTATCAGTATATCTATTTTTGATTTCCATTATTTATCCTTTCCAGTTGCGATGGCAAGTTATTGTTCGAGTTTAGTAATCCTTGCCAAACAGACAATAGGTATAGCAGCCAGGTCAAAAGCAGCCATTACCGCACCTCCAGATGCTTGGTCAGATAGTCAAACACTAAATTGAGTTTGGGTACCGACCAGCAGAGATTACCATCCTTCATAACATTAACCCCTGCAAGTTCGTCATACTCGTCGTAGAAAAGCTCAGTGTAGCAACTCCCCGTTATTTTTCCGTGGACTTGTTCAAACATCCACATCATTTTTTGTTCGTTATTCATCTCTATATCTCCTTCTTTATACTCTCAGATAATGTTTCTACATATTTAGCGTATCGCCTACCAACTCTGCTATTAGCCTTTCCTGTGTTATATTTAGATAAGCCTTGTCGAAGACTCCCCCGGCTGGACTGCACCAGTTCTTCTAAGATGCACTCAGATTGGAGAGCTTGCTCACTTGCAGTGTTGGGCACAAAGCCGTGGTGAGAGGGCCAGACCTGGAAAGCTCCCTTAGCTTTTTTGTTATCACCAACTGCATTTGGGTTGCCATTGCTTTCTTTGATAGCCAAAGCTGCCATAAGAGCTGGCTTTTTTGTTTTACAAACAGCTATGGCCATCTCAACAGGGTGGGTTGAGCCATGAGATTTAAAGACCTCCACAAATTTTTGCTCTCTCACAGAGATGTGGCTTTTGTAAATAAGCTGAGGTTCATTAGAGCACTTTGGGATAGCAACCAAAGCTGCGGCAATCAAACCTAAGGTGAGGCAGCTTACAAGAGGTATGTTTTTAATCTTATTCATGCTTCCTCCTTTTTGTCTGCTGAAAAGATAATAGTGAAAATTTCAACATCAATCTAGGTCAATCATAAAATCTGGATCGAATGCATCAGGGTTATAGGTGCATTCAGATGGAGCTTTATCAACCCTGAGACTGTAGAAAGAAGGTTCTATCAGAGAGAAAGTGTTTCTATCCTGACAAGCTGCATGGACTGAACAAACTCTGTTGATATATCTCTCTGGGTTGTTTGTAAACTCTATTCTCCATGAATCAGACATGCCACTTACAGCTGAGATCTCTCTCAGGACTCCATTGAAATACATTCCAACTCTGAGGGACCCAATCAGGCCGGCAAACTTGCCAGGCTTTGCCTCTGTATAACCTACTATGATGCAATCATAGAGATCTCTCTTTTTCCTCTTCAGCCAGTGGTTAACCTTTCGTGCGCCCTCAATATAAGTTGCGTATTTATTCTTCAGCATGATACCTTCCCCGCCTTTGTTCAATACAAACTCGTAGTAGTCTTGCTGAGATTTTGCATCGAAATAGGGGACTTTCTGTAAAGGTCCTGAGAGTTTCAAAGAATCTAAAATCCTCTTCCTTGTGATCTGCATTGTATTCTGGAGTGCTGCATCATAGATGTGTAGGAGATCAAAGACTTTTAATACACAACCTTCTGTGGTAGAGGGCAAAATCTCTTTGGTGAATGCCCAGCCAGATACTACTTCATCTTCTTGGGCTGGATCAAAGAGTTCACAGTCTAGCTGAAGATCAGAGATGTCTGGAAATCTGTCTTCTGCCAAATGCGGAAAGTTTTCTGTCACATCTTCCAGGCCTCTCGTAATGAGAGAGACTTTGTTATCTTCTTTTTTATACCAACATCTGATACCCTTATATTTCTCTTCCATTAGCCACTCATCTGGATTGACCCGCTCCAGGTGGAGAGTTCTTGCCTTGACTGCATTCATATGCTTTGTGATCATAACAAAGATCCTTTCAGACAGAAAGATAAAAGGGGACTAAAGCTTGTGACTCTAGTCCCCTTTTTGTGTTACAACAAATTTACTTTGAAGCAGGCAGAGCGAGCTTGTTAGAAACTACGTTGTTATACTCATCTTGAACCAGCTTGCACTTGGCACGCTTACCCAAGAAATCTTGTGGGTTCAGCTTACCGTTCTTAGCATCGATTTTGAACAGTTGCAAAAAGCGTTTGATGAACAGAAGCTTGTTCTTAACCTTATTCTGATCATCATTCGGCAAAGGGAGAGAGATATTATGCAGGACGTTCGCTGCACCATCTTGGTTTTCAACCTCCAAAATAACGAGCAGACCTTTGAGTTCACCAGCTTCATTATTCTTTTCTTTGCAATCAGAGATTACGAGATTATACTCTCCTTCGGGGACAGGCTTATCTTCTTGAATCTCATCCAGGTCATTGATAGGCAGGTCGATAAAGCTCATTTTAGTTTCCTTTCGTTTTGTGATCTTTGGGATCGGTTAGAGGTCTGTTGAGCTGCGTTGTTTGCCGATAGAGTTATTGTGTGATTGTGATTAAGAATCACCTCCCATCAAGATGGTGTATTTAATACCAGATAGAGTTGAGGCTCTCTCTATCGGGTCCTCAATCTCCTTGAGGTAACTCCGATAAGTTTTCAAAAGAACACAGGTTTTGCTGCAAACCCTCCTGTCTCTCTTATCAGAGCATGTTCTACAAGGAGATTTCTGTTCCTTTATCAAGGGGTTAAGCCTGCAACTTCTTGATGATCGGGCCCAAGCCAGATTGTGTTGCATCCTTTGTTGTGATTGTAACATCTTGGAAAAGCTGTAAACCTGCATTTTTCATCACATTAGATGCCCTTGCCAGCGGGAAGAGTTCTTCTGCAATTGTTGCTATTTTATACCTCGGTAAGCCTTTGCTGTCAACCTCTGCAGTGCAATGATAGATCTCTGAGAACAACAAAGGGAGCTTTACTCTAAGCTGCCCAGGTACCATGATTTCATTAGAGATAGATCGCATAAGCTTGTCTTGCTGAGTCTGCTCATGGGCGGTTAAAAAGATTGTGCAATTCGTTGCAGCTGCGTTTCGTACAATCCTGCTTAGGGTGTTAGTAAGAATGCCATAATCACCAAGTTCTGGATTCTTCCCAGCTCTTTGATTGAGTTGAAGAATTCTATCCATAACAATGTCTGTGAGGGTTGTAAGAGAGTCAAAGCCAATAACGTCGAAACCTCCCTTAACTCCGTCTATCTCCACAGAGCTGTCTGTAAACCAGTTTTTATCCAACCTCATCTGGAAGTCATTTTCCCATCTGCTGTAGGTCTCCATACTTTGGTAGCTCGGTGAAGAGGAGTCCTTGCTCCCTTTGAGGGTATTCACAGACATTGGAACTATATCTATGAGGAATTCCTCAAAAGTTATATCGTCATCTGAAGATAGAGAGTTCAAACCAGCCGGGTCGAACATATAGAGGAACTTCCTCCCCGGGATTGTTCGGAACAGAGAGGTTTTACCCGAACCAGCTTTGCCGTAGGCAAGAATCTTTAGCTTATGATCCCCAGTTGTTTCAGATACATGAGGCATTTTGATCCCCTCCTTTTTCGGCTTCGCAAAGATTTTTGCTATCATCAGAGATTTTAAGCTCAATAGCAATGTCATAGATACTTGTAGTATTTGCTGTTTGTAAAGCAGTTGTTGCAAAATCAACAGCTGAGGCTGAGTTATCAAAGAGGAATTCTTTATAATCTATTTTTACAACATACAAGATGGTTTTCATAAAAGGTCCTTTCTCTATAAAGTTATTTTGTCAAAGCAATCTGGGCAGAGGCTACTAAGAAGATACTCATCTATGTCGGTAGGTTCCCAATCTGAGGTGTTTATAGAAGCTTTGCATCTTATGCAAATTTTTTTGTCCTGTGCATCAGATGCTGCCATGTTGAAAGTGGTCATAGCGATGATGTCTTTGAAGCTCTGTATATCTTTTTCTACCTGTATAGTTTTCATAGATAAAATCCTCTCTCTCTTTTAAAGGTCATGTTCATGTGGAGTTATTGTAAATCCCCCAGATGTGGATTCTTCAACTTGGAAGGGTTTCCAAGAATCTGTAACAAACCCTGATGGGATAGCATCATCTGAGTTTTCAGAGAAAACCTCTGGGTTGCTTATAAACCTGCAAAGATCGTGAAAAGGACATTTGCCATAATAGGCTGTGCATGATGTAGTGCATTTTGGAAATGCCCTGAGAAAAGGTTCCCTCTTTTTTGTCTCCTCAAACTCTGAGCGGGTTCTCAAAAGTTCGGATTCATAATAAGAGATTTGTTCAATCAGATCTAAGACCTCCCACTTCCAGGTGTCCAGCATATCAATCTGGCGTTCAATAGGAACTTTTCGGAAATCAATAGAGCTTTTCTGCACCAAAACTCCATCGATCATAACAGCTTTGAAAGCATCCCCATAGGTCATATGGCCAGCGTAGAGGTAACCATCAACCTGACCGTTGGGGCTCCAGCTGTCAAGCCATGTTGAGCTGAAAGAGGATGAAGTCTTGTGGTCTGTGATATAGATTGATCCGCCCTCCCTGTAGACTTTATCCCACTTGCCAATGTAGAAAAGATTTTGCTGGCTCTCAGAGAGAGGGACTATGAAAGGTTTTTCTACTTCCAAAACTTCAATGTTATTAGCAAGCCAGCTTTGATACCTATCTATGTAGCGGGCCAGCATATCTTTTGCTCTTGCTGGAGTTCTGGGGAAACTGTCAAAATCTTCGGAGCTTGCAAACTGGGATTGGTCCCATAACGTTTGGAAAGGCTCAAAAGATTCTTCAAGCGTACAGTTTGGGTGTGCCCAAAGAAAGTCCATTGAAGCATGCCAGGCGGAGCCAAACACAAGAGGGAGGCTTTCTCTATCCGGTTTCCAGCGTCTAATCTTGCTAAAGTAAAATCTCCTTGGGCAGACTCTCATAGAGTCGAGAGTTGAATTATCAAAGAAGACCGAACCTAAGGAGGTTCGTAAACCAGAGAGGTTGTTCTTCACCTCTGGGATTGCCTTCACAAGGTTAGAGGGAGACAGATCTGTGTTATCTCTACAACAGGTGTTCATATTATTCTCCTTTTTGTTTTCTTTTAATCTTCTTCATTTTCTTCCTCTTCCTCAGATAGAGATAGCAGAGATAGGAAATCTAACTTTCTAGCTATGTAGCGACCATTAAGGAAGAGCAGCAAATTCAGAGTTCCATGTTTATGACTAAAGAGGGCTGCACCTATAGTTGTGAGAATTGTTAGAGATGTTATGAGAATAAAATCATCTTTGGAGCTTTCCCTCAGAGAGAGTTCCCACTCTCTAGCTAGGAGATTTACAGAGAAGCGATTCACAATTCCTTTTGTTACATAAATCGGAGTTCCGTAGCGTAAACAATCTGAGAAGTCATGCCCAGATTTGTTTGGGATGAAGATTTTAGGCTGTGCAACTTTGGTGTTGAAATTTTCACTATCAACTTGGCTTTGTGGAATAGACATTGTTTTCACCTCCTTTCTATATTGGTATAAAGATTTGTAGATTGTGAAGATTTAGAGAGAAAATGTTGAGATATTGAAAGTTCAAGGAAAGCCTCAACCTGGATTATCGGGAACCAAGTTGAGGCCTTTATCAACTTTTTATATCAAACAAAGTTTATATGCAATACAGAAAGAACAAGAACTGAACAGAACCTAATTGATAGCGTCCTCTAGGAGGGCTGCCCTTTGCTCAGGGGAGAGCTTAGACAAGAGGGCTTGCAGCTTAGCTAGAGGATCAGCCTGCTTCCTCATGCCGGGAACCCACTGAGATGCTTCTGCGATAATCTCAGCGTCTGTCATATAATCTTCGTCCACCTTTGCCAGGCGAGCACGGACGAAAGCCTGCAGGCCAACTTTGGCATCTGCGGTGAAACCGGAAAAGACAACGTCTTCACCAAACTTTGCGATTGCAGCAGAGAGATTTTCAGTGAAATCATAATCCACGACCAGTGCACGATCTACAGAGGGATTCTTACAAGATACAGTTGCCATTCTTCTTCTCCTTTTTCAAAGGTTGGGTTATCCAGCAGGGCTGGTTTGTTGAGAGATGTTCCGATTTTATAAGATCTCCCAAATTGTGAAAATGATTTTATATTGTATCGAGAGAGATGTCAAGAATTTTCTTTTATCTTTTTGATTATTTTACAAAGATTTGGAGTGCAAGAAAAGATGGTGTAGACAAATCAGGTTATTAGAATCTTAGAGAGGAGATCAATCTCTTCTTCCATCTCTATCAATCTGATTTGTTTTGTAATCTCATCTTCTAGCTCTCTGTCAAGAGAGAGGTCTGGCTCAGATGTGTAGGCATCATGTAAGATATCTTCCTCAAACATAGGGAGATGTTCTTCTCTCTCTTTCTCTATATCTCTCTCTTTTTCTACCTCTATATCTTTCTCTATCTCTCCATCTCCAAGCGATATAGAAAGGAGTTTCTCTTTGAAAGATAGGGAATTCTCTAAAAGGGTGGGCTCTGTGTGAGTTGGGAGAGCCTTAGAAGATCGGAGATTTTGTAAAAGGATAGAGAGCGCTCTAGATATTGCTGTCGATGCAATATCTGTTGGGCATCGAACAGAGTTGCAGAGATCGAAGCAGCTTTGTAGATCCTCCAATCGGAGGCGTACTGAGATAACTTTGGTTTTCATAAAGCTAATCCTCCATATCCAAGGGTAGTGATTCCAAGATAGTGTAGACCTCCTCTTCGAGATCTGCCATAGATGTGTAGAATAGATCATAGATGTCGGCGGTAGGATCTTGGAGGTAGACTCCATCTATACAGAGTTCTTCAGAGTCTTGAGAGTCTGTTGGAGATGTGTAGGTGTAGAAAACATTTAGAGGGATGTCCTCCAGGGTGATTTTGCATGAAGATGAGTGTGATTGCAGAGATAGCATTGTTAGTCTCCTTTTTGGGGTTGAAAAGATGATGATGAAATTTTCAATGTTAAACTTAGAAAGTTATCAAAAAGAGAGAGCGTTAGAGAACTTTGGAACACCGATCAGAGATTGGCCAGGCAAAGGATTTTAGAGATCAGAACCTTTTTATCTAGACAAAGGAGGCTCTCTGCGCAAGCTGGACAGGTTGGGACAGATTGATAGAGGACTCTCTTTTCTAGATTCTCCCATTCTTCGTAGAGGATTCCTGAGATGCAGGAGGCTCTATAAAGCTTATCGATCTTATCCCAAATCATGGGACTATACAGAATCTTGTAGGATCCACAAAGTTTACAGGTCTGTCTAATCTCGTTGAGGTATGATAAAGTTCCGAACCTATCTAAAGCTCGTTTGTTCGCTCTATCTTTTAGGGCCCCTTTAACTGACTCTCTCCCCATCTTTTCGATGGCTTTCAAAAGAGCTGGATCATTGATGAGTCTTTTTAGGAGCATCTCGATAGGATTTTCATTTTGGGGTATAGATGACATTGTAATAATCTCCTTTTAGTGTTGTATGTTGTAGATTGTAGATAAACAATCTGGCTTACTGCGTGAGCGGGTTAGATAGTGAGCGAGTTAGATAGTGAGCGATAAAAGATTGATAGATAGAGCAAGCCAGATTGGGAGCAGAAAAATAGACATTGTAGGAAATCTCCTTGTGTTGACTGATAAAGGTTGAGATCTAATAAGAGTTTTGAACTCTCACTCTCCTCATGGAATCTCTATGTCTCTTGTGGAGATCCTCAATAGTGAGGATCTTCATCATCTGGGCGATGAGAGAAACTTTTGCTGGATCAGCCAGTTTTCCATTGCTAGAGATTTTGAAGACTTCATAGTTTGCAACCCCAACAAGAGGTCTGCCTGGAACAAGATTGTATAGCTCAATGAGAGCGGGATGTTTCAAGAAGGAGGGATCAGTATCTTGGAACCAATCTTCAATCTTGTGGTCTGGGTATAAAGATGAAGAGCGTTCGTACTCAAGGAAACGCATAGAAGCTTTTGCTCTGTGAACCATAGATGATTGCAGGGTAGAAGGAAGTTGAATAATATCAACGAGGCAAGTCTCCAAAGGTTTGAACTGTTTAAAAGATAGGATAGTGTAGTAAGATTTCATTGTAGTGAATCCTTTCTGTGTTGGTTGATAGAGTTGAGGTGTTTGTAAAGGTGAAGAGAGTGTGTAAAGGAACAGAGTAGTATCCTGGTAACAATAATATAATCCAACATAGATGTCAAGGATTTTTATTGAAGATTGAGGATTTTCTTCAAAGGTGGAGGATTTTTCAAAAGGGAGCATTATTGAACAAGGGATAGAATAAAACCAGCCGGTACATTGTGCAAATTGTAACATTGTAACAGTGTAACAGAGTGCCACCCATACCATCCCGCGCCATTATGACAGATTCAACATCAACTTAGAATTGCATAAAAGGTTGATCTATATCTAAGAGAGATTATATATATAGAGAGATTATATATATAGAGTGTATAGAGAGAATCTTAGAGCTTTCAAATAGATCGTCTATATACGAAGTAAAAAAAAAATTTTTATAGATATAAGAATAGTGAGAATATATATATATAGAGTCTTAGAGAGATTATATAGATAGAGAGATCATCATAGTTTGATATTGAAATTTTGGACATCAACTTAGAGGAATATAGAACTTAGAAGATATTCTGAGATGACGTTGAATCTGTCATTTTAGCGCGGATGGGTACCCTCCAGCAGTCTGTTACAATATTACAATATTACAATATGCGCTATTATAAATCTAGATAGCTTACCAAGAGCTTTATCAACAACTTTATCAACAATCAGATGTTTTACAAAGCCCTCCTGTTCTGTTTTAGATAGATTTTTGATAGATAGTTTGGTTGATAGAAAGTTGATAGAAAGATCAGAGAGAGTCCAGATAATCCGTTAACTCCTCCACTGTCATTTTCTTGGATCCCATAACTTCTTTCAACAGTTTCGCTGCTTTGCTCAGCTTAGCTTCAGCTGTCATTCCAGTTCTGGTTCCGGGCGCTCTAGTTTTGTAAACATCATCAGAGAGTGGATTGATCTTAGATTTGTCGGATTTCATCCAAGCTCTCCACTCATTCTGAAGCTGGACAGTTATTGCTCTCCTTGCATACTCTTCCATATCATCGGTAGATAAGAGAGTGTTATCGATAGTTAGATGCATCTCAACAGGTGCTGAATCAGCATCAACTCGGGTCTTGATAGAGATTGTGAAGTTTTTCATAGCTTGTTCCCCCTTTTACAGGAGAGCTTTATAAACCACCTGACTATTGTGCAATGTTGTGCGTTTGGTGATGGTGGAATGGTGGGATATATGGCATTGCAATATGGCCCATTTAATGCATCCAGAACAGCGTACAGGGCATTTTTATATACCACCATATACCAATGGTGCCATTGCAATATAAAACATCCCAAAACCATCGAAATCATAACGTAAACACACACAACCAGGCACAATCTGCGTCCCATGTTTTCAGGATTCTCACCGGTGATAGAGGTCTAATCACCCGGACACAGTGCGTATTAGGTTGCCAATGATCAAATGTTGGAGGTCGTATCACGGTTTTGATGCATACCGCATCAAACGCTACAAGCATTCTATTGCATGTTAGGTGCCAACATGAAAAACATTGAGAGGGGATGGAAGGGGATTGCGATATAGATTGCGCCCCGAGACTCTTTGGAGAAATACGCACATAGATCTATAATAACACAACATTTTTATCTGCAACTTTTATAGTCTTCGCCCTTTTTTTTTTGGCCTCTCATCTTCGATCTCTCCCTAAGATCTCCGATCTCTCCCTAAGATAATGTCCAAAATTTCAATATCAATCTGTGTTGGATTTCTTAGATTTTTGTAAGCCCAGATAGATAGAGAAAAAAAAATTTCCGGAAAAATTTTTCCTCTCTTTCTCTATAAAGATTGTTTTTATATAAACTAGATTATAAAAACACAACTTTATTATATTGACATCTTTTTATATACAATCTATAATGGGCTATAATCTTGGATAGATATTTTCTTTCTCTCTATCTTTACAACAGAAAAAGTTTTTTTTTTGCGGGAGATCTTTATGCGAGTCCCATCTGGGAAGTTAAACAGTGCGAAGCCGGTTACCTACCTTTGGGAGCGCCACAAAGAGGTTGCCCGTCTTCTCATTACAGGCATGCGGCCTATTGATATTGCAAAGAGATTAAAGTACACCCCAGCCTGGCTTTCAACTATGATGAATAGTCCGGTGTTCAAAAGTCATCTTGCTGAGCTCTCCTCTAATAAGAATGAAAAAGCTTTGGATATAAGAAGCCAGATCAAAGAAGGAGCTTTGTTTGGTGCAGCAGAGTTGCTGAAGATCATAAAAGGTGAGGGGGAATACAAGGAAGGTGTAACAACCTCCCTTAAGGTAAAGATAGCTCAGGATTTTTTAGATAGAGAGGGGCATGGAAAAGTTACAAAAGTCCAACAGCAGACTTCAATAACTGTCTTGGACGGGAATAAACTGGAGGAGCTGAAAGCAAGAAGAGCTGCTTTGCTCTCTAATTTGACAGAGCAAAAGATTATTGACATAACACCTTGTGCTTCAGTTGCAGAGATTATGTAGAAGATGGAAAATCAGAGCACCCCATATAGTGAGGATCTGCAGAACCTGCTGGCACTCTGTATAGATGATACAGCAGAAACATCTGTGACGCTTTTCCAAGAACACATAACCAGACCTTTCTGCCCGCTCCACAGGGAGATTTTAAGTCTCCTGGATGATGATACAAAAAGGTTAGTCGCAATAGCAGCTCCGAGGGGCTTCGGCAAGACTACTCTGATTGGCCTTTGTTTTACCGCCAGAAAAGCTCTGTTTAAACATGCACCTTATATTGTCTACATAAGTGCTACAGCGGCAGAAGCTGCGCAGAAGGTTAAAACTCTTGCGAGAGAACTCACAGAAAATGAGCTTATCAAAGAGATCTTTGGAGATCTAAGATCTGATAAGTGGGCAGAAGAGAAAGGGGAGATTGAACTCTCTGATAGCTCAGGTAAACCTTTCTGCTTCATCCAAGCTAAGGGTGCAGGTAACCAGATTAGGGGTCTAAAATGGGGGAAGCATAGACCAACTCTTTTTCTGGTTGATGATCTTGAGAGTAAAGACGAAGCTCAGAGTGAAGAAAATAGGAAGAAGCTCAAAAAGTGGTTCTTCGGGGATCTCTTGGGGGCTATGGACAACTCTGATAGCTCTACAAGTAGGTTGATTCTCATAGGGACTGTTGTGCACCAAGATAGTCTACTCTCCAATCTGATCGATGAAAAAACAGATATGGACTTTGACAATCCTGATAAGGAAGAACTCAATTCTCTGATGGAGAACAAAGAGAGATTTCACACAGTAAGGTTAGAGGCCTGCAACGATAGCTATGAGAGCATCTGGCCGGAATTCATCAGTACAGAGTCTATCAGAGCTAGAGCGGAGGCATACAGGCAGAGGGGACTCCTAGATATATTTTTCATGGAATTTAGAAATATGGTTATCGCTGGAGAGAGCGCAACATTCCAGCAGTCTATGTTTCGCTACTATAAAGAAAGCTCCTCTGATTTTATTTCTGAGCTTAATGCAAAGCAGATAGAGAATATAATCTTAATCGATCCAGCAAAAACCGCTAACACACAGAGTGCTTTTACTGCAATCATAGCTGTAGGTTTCAATGCAACATTGGGGAAGATTTATTTCAGAGATTGCATCAATGACAGATTGTTGCCAGATGAGATTTTTGGGAAAGCTCTAAAGATGGCTAGGAGATTCAACACTCCTAATATTGGTATCGAGGTTACAGGTTTAAATAACTTTGTAACATACCCATTCCAGCAGTTTATTGCGAAAGAGAGATCTTATATAAATCTTGTAGAGATCAAAGCCATTAAAGCGAAGGATCTCCGGGTTGCAGCCCTGGCTCCTTTGTATAGAATGGGAGCTGTGTTTCATAATGAAGATCTGCATGTCAGGGGATCTCTGGAGGCACAACTCCTGAGTTTTCCATATTCAAAATACTGGGATGTAATGGACTGCTTTGCTAACTGCATTGAGATGTTTGATATCGGAGAGAGGAACTTTT